CGGTGGTGGAGGCGGTGGTGGAGGTTCAGGTATTGTAGTAGTTGTTGTAGTTGTGGTAGAAGATGTAGTTGTTGTAGTAACAGGTACAGTTGTTGTTGTACTTGATGTAGTAGTAGATGATGTGGTAGTTGTAGTGGTAGATGTATCTACACAAGTAGAAGTAGGTGCAGACCAATCAGTTTGTGTTTCATTAAAAGGTACTTGGTCAGGTAAAGCTATACTTCTTTCTATAGATATTGTACTGTAGCTATTATCTGTGTCATTGTCTGACCTAACTCTGTAATAAAATGTACCTACTGGTAACTCAAAGTATGTTCTTAAATTACTAATACTAAACACGTGGTCACTCCATTCATTTTGTACGTGACCAAAACTTGTAGATATACAAAAACTATTCTCATCTATACCTGTAGCCATACCAAAAAAGATTGTGTATTTCTCTGGTGGACTATCCTCAAAACCATCTGAACCTAACAATCTAATAGTTAAGTCACCTGTTTCTGCATTTATTGATTGTTCATAACCATAAGGTTCTTGTGTTGGTACGTGGTCAGCCAATACAGGCATAGGTATTAATAAAAATAAAGCTAAGATAAGTCTTAGCATTACATTACAATCGCTGCTACCACTCCACCAAGTGCTACAAGTAATGTTAATACTTTATAAAACTCTGCCTTATCTAGCTTTGCATCTAGTTTTTCTTCTAATCTGTCTAGTCTTTCAATGACCATATTGAGTAGTTCCTTCTGTGTGTAGCCATTGTTGTGTGTCATTTATGGTAAATCCTCTGGTCTTGTTATCCAATCCCATTCCTCATCCCAATCGTGGTCTATTATTAATGTTTCAGATGTGCTTAAATACTGTAGTAATTTGTATATTTCTTTTACAATAAATCCAAATATAAATCCAACGAGATAATCCATAATACGATTGTATCATAGAATATTTTAATTATGCGAAACTAACATTTCCTGTACCACCTGTAAAAGTAGTAACTTTTTCTGTACCTACAGTAGTTGTACTAGCTGTATGTCCACCTGCAACTGTAATTGTGTAAGCACTAGGGTAACGAAGTATAACTACTCCAGAACCACCACTTTGACCATCATAACCACTATTATCATCTCCTCCACCACCTCCAGAGCCAGTATTAACAGTTCCTGCTACACCTACACTATTAGACCTTTTTGCACCACGACCACCACCACCATCACCACCAACAGCTATAGTCTTACCACTTCCTACTGCACCACCTCCACCACCTGCACGAGTAACAGCAGAACCTGTTATAGATGATGACAGTCCATCACCACCTTGTGATTGTCCATCAGCATTACCTGATTCAGCAGCACCTCCACCACCTCCTGCTTGAAAATTAGATGGACTTCCATCAGAAGTACCACTACCACCAGAAAAACCTTGATTTGTTGTTCCAGAACCTGTACCACCTCCAGCAGCACTACCACCACCACCAGAACCTCCAGAACCACCACCATTTATAAAAGTACCTCCAAGACCACCACCTTCTGATGTAATTGTAGAAAACACACTATCAGAACCTTTATTACCATTTCCATTTCCACCATTCCCATTACCACCAGCACCAACAGTTACTGTATAGTTTGTACTAGAAGTAAGAGTTAAAGGAGTTTCAGTTGAACCACCACCTCCAGATGTTTCAGAAGCATAACTATTTCTATAACCACCTGCACCACCTGCACCACCTGCATTTCCTGCTCCTCCACCACCTCCTGCAATAGCTAAATAAGATACTACTAAGTCTGGTTTACTTCCAGAAAATCCAAATCGTGTTGCACCTAATGGCATATGGACCTCCTAGCTAAAATCTAATAATGAATTAATTAATGGTGTACCAGCATCAAAGAACAAGAATGACACTAAGTCCACATCATTAGCACCTGTGCTAAGTGTAAGACCAGCAGCACCTGGAGTAAGTCCTGTAACATTACCACCACCATTAACTGTTATTGCGTTAATAGCCATAGTTCTGCTACCTGTTCCATCTTGTGTTGCCTTCAAGGTAAATGAAGAAGTACCATTTGCAGGTACATTTGTAAAATCTATATCTGTAATATTTTCTGATAATGTAATAGCACCAGTATTACCACCTGTCATATCAACAGCGATAACACCAGAACTAGATGTAACTGCTACATCTGTTTCTTTGTAACCTTTTAACTCAACACCATTGTTAGATGTCTTTTCAGATATTGTATCTACTTTTAGTTCGCTACTCATTTACGAGTTCCCACCCTTTGGTGTTGTCACCTTGGTATGCGTTCTCGTTCCAAATGTAAGCATTACCATCATCTGGATAAGCAACTGGTGCTTCCCATACCCAGTTAGATGTAAGTGTCCAGCTACCATAAGGTTGTGCTGGATAAAAAACATCATTGTCTGTGTCATAAGTAAACCCAATACCTGCGTAGTTACCTCTAAAAGGTGTGCCTTCGCCAGTATGTGTGTTAGCTATTGTATTGTAAGAAGTTCTTTTACAGGTCTGACCTCTGAAATCTGCATACCAGGCTTCCCAGTCTGCAAAACCTTCTGGTAAATCTGTGTTATCATCTTCATCTTTACCTACAATAACTTCTGTTACTATATTGTTTTCGTTTATAAATGCGTAATGTGCCATATCTATCTCCTATTATATCAGCTAAAACTGATTGTACCTGTTCCTGCTGTAAATACCTTTAATGTATATCCTGTTGGAGGACTACTTGGTGTATGTATTGTTAGACCTGTGCCACCACCCATTGTGTATGTGTCTGGAAATTTAATAATAACTACTCCTGAACCACCTGAACCAGGGTTTCCATTTTGTCCATTACCACCTCCACCACCACCTGTGTTTGTTGTACCAGCAGAACCATTTGAACTTGTATTTGGAGCTCCATCTCCACCACCACCAAGACCACCTGTGTTGTCTGTACCACCACCATAGCTACCTCCACCACCGCCACCGCCATAGTAAACATCAGATGATACAACTTCTCCTACTGATGCAGCAGTAGCTTGTGTTGTAGTTAAAATATTGCAGATAATACCATCTCCTCCGTGTCCAGTACCATCTGTATTACCAATTTCACCAGCACCTCCACCACCAGCACGACCAGTATTATAATCACCACCAGCTCCTCTAAAGTTTTGTTTTGTAGAACCACCAGTCATTTCTATAAACGCATTAGATGTTTCTCCAAAAGTATCTGCATAAGTTGGATATGTTGTTCCAGCACCACTAAATCGTCCACCACCACCACCTGGGTATGCACCTCTTAACTGACTTGCACCAGAACCACCAGCAAAAGCAACAAATTTACCAAAGTTAGTGCAAGTTCCAGCAAAACTGTCTTTTGCACCACCACCACCAATAGTTACTGTGTAATTCTCATCTATATTCATTGTGTAAGCACTTTCTAATGAGCTACCACCACCATTATTATCAACAGTAGATATTACACCACCAGAACCTCCACCACCAGTTCCAAGACTATCGTGTGATGAACCTCCACCACCTACTACTAAAAAATCTACATTTAATGTAGCTGGTGTTCCAACATTCTCCCAAGCAGAACCTGTATATACTTGAACTTTATTGTCATCAGAGTTGTATATCATATCCCCAGCAGCACTTGTAAGAGCATTTCTAGCACTTGTGCTGTATGACTTTAAGTTAAGTGAATCATCTATGGCTACATTATTGCCATCATTTGTTGAAATCTTATTTGTTTTTAATTCACTCATTATGCAAAGCTCACTGTTCCTGTTCCTGCTGTAAAAGTTACTACTGTGTCATCACCAACTGTTGCACTTGATGAAGTTAAACCTGCACCAACTGAAATAGTTCCATCTGCTGTAGCGTATCTTATTATGACTACACCACTTCCTCCAGCACCTCCAGCAGAAGATGTATCTCCACCACCTCCACCAGCACCACTTCCAGTATTAACTGTTCCAGAACCACCAGTACCATTTGCACCACCATAACCATTACCACCACCACCAGAACCTCCTGTACCTCCTGTAGAACCAGAACCACCACCACCACTACCTGCTCTTGTAACAGATGAACCAGTTATAGATGAGGCTACACCTGTTCCACCATTACCACCATTAGTAGTTCCTTGACTACCAGCAGCACCAGCACCACCTCCACCACCTGCTCCAATATTAGGATAAGAACCTGTTGAGTTTGTTCCACCACCATCAAAACCTTGATTAGTTGCTCCTGTACCTCCAGAAGCTGTTGTTGTATTTGCTGTTCCAGAACCTCCACCAGAACCACCATTAAGACCTGTAAAAGGAGATGCTGAACCACCACCTTCTCCACCACCTCCACCACCTATAGAAGTTATAGTTGAAAATATTGAATTGTTACCATTTGTACCAGCACTTGCACTACCACTACCACCACTACCACCAGCACCAACTGTTACTGTGTAATTTGTAGATTTATCTAGGCTTAATGGTGTTTCTGATGAACCACCACCACCAGAGGTTTCTGTTAAATATGAATTTCTATAACCTCCTGCACCTCCACCACCACCTAATTCTCCACCACCACCAGCTCCACCAGCTATTACTAAATAAGATACAGTTAGTAATGATGGTGCTAATTCACTCCAAGATGTACCATTATAAAAATAAGGCACACTTTCTGTAGTGTTAAATATTACATCTCCAGCAGCAGAAGTAAGTGCGTTCATTTGTGTTGTGGTGTATGACTTTAAATTTAAAGCATCATCAATAGAAACATTATTGCCAGAATATTTACCTATAGAGTTGGTTTCTAGTGTACTCATTATAAATCTGCCCAACTGCTTCCATTGTAAAACTGTACTTTACTGTCTGTGGTGTTGTATATTATGTCACCAGCAGCACTTGTTAATGCGTTTCTCTGTGTTGTTGTATAAGACTTTAAATTTAAAGAACAATCCATAGCAACATTGTTGCCAGATACTTTTGATATTGTGTTTACTTTTACATTAGCCATTAGATAACGACCATTGTACCATTATTCGTAATTGTTCCTGTGATTGTTATAGGTCCTGCTAATACAGCACCTGTACTTGCTGGAACTGAATATGTTGCAGCTTGTGTTTGATGATGTTGAAATATACCACCAGCAGTTGTAAGTACAACACCTGCTTGATTCCAATTAGCCATATCTGTATTGTCTAACTCATAATGTATTCCATTAGCAACACCATCTGTAATTGTAAAATCTGAATCTCCATCAACTAATGCGTTAGCAGAACCTGAAGCTATTTGGTCTGGGTTAACTTTATAAACTGTACCATCTGTAACATCTTCCATAATTAAGAAGTCATTAGATGTATCTACTGTAACACCTGAACCATCAGCTAAATTAGATGGGTCAACTGTAAGGTTTATATCTCCTGTTACTGCTCCACCTGCTAAACCAGAGTTACTCTGTGTATTTACAGATGTTACATCACCTGTTGTTGGTGCTGTCCATTCTACAATTCCACCAGATGAAACTGATAATACATTACCTGAAGAACCTATTGCTAATTTAGCAAGTGTGTTGCTTCCAGAAGCATATATAACATCTCCTGTTGTAAAACTTGTTAGTCCAGTACCACCTTTAGTTTCATCTAAAGTTGCAGATAAGTCTGCTGCTGTACCTGATGTATTTTGATTACCTGCTGTATTGACACCAGGCAAATTAATATCTCCTGTACCATCAAAAGACACTCCACCAATAGCTCTTGCTGTTGCTAAAGCTGTTGCAGTTGCTGCATTACCTGTTGTAGAACCTGATGTTCCAGATACATTACCAGTTACATTACCAACAAGGTTGGCTGTAATACTAGAAGGTAATCCTATTGTAAATGCTTGGTCAGTTAATCCTACTGTTACTTCATTAGAAGTACCTTGTATTGTCATTGTCTGACTATCTAAATCAACAGCACTTGTAGTAGAACCATCTGTGATATCTAAATCTTGTGCAGTGCCTTGTGCATCAACATAAGTTTTAACAGCTTTTGCAGAAGGTATTGTTGTATCAGTTGCAGCAGTAGAACTTATATCTGTGTCTAATACACCAGATTTAAGATTATCTACTTCTAAATTACTTACTGTATTATTGTCTGCATCTATTGTTTTATTGGTAAGTGTATCTGTAGAACTTTCTGTAACTACAGTTGAATCTATAGCAACACTAATTTCATTACCACTAGCTGTAGTAGTTATACCTGTACCACCTGCAATATCTAATGTTTCAGAATCTAAATCAATAGATATTGGACCACCACTATCTGCTGTTACATCTAAGTCTTCAGCAGTAATTTGTGTATCTACATAAGTTTTAATTGCTTTTGCAGAAGCTAATGTAGTATCTGTACCAGCAGTAGATGATAAATCTGTATCTAAGACACCAGACTTTAAGTTATCTACTTCTATATTAGATACTGTGTTGCTATCTACATCTATAGTTTTGTTAGTTAATGCTTGTGAACCTGCAAGAGTTGCTACTGTGCTATCTATTGCAAAGGTAACTTTGTTTGTACCTGTGGCTGTATCTATACCTGTGCCACCTTCTAAATCTAATACTTCTGAATCTAAATCAATAGCTATGTTGCTACCACTATCAGCAGATATATCTAAATCTTCTGCTGTAAGTTGTGTATCTACATAAGCCTTAACTGATTGTTGTGTTACACCTTTAGTAGCAGAGTTAGATGTCATATCATCTTCATCTAAAAATAATGTTGTATTAACTGCAGTACCTGCTTCGTTAATAACTGTATCTACTCTATCGTTTATGTCCTCTATGTGTTGTTGTAATGGTGACATACGAACTACAGAACCTGAAGCGTGTGATAATCCTGAAGTTGCTGCTGAACCTGTTAAATATCTTTTATTTATGTTATCTAATGTAAGTGTTTTTGTACCAGAGTTTATAGATGTAACAAGTACAACTTCTCTATTTGTTGCACTATCTGGATTTAATACTAAATAACAAGGAGCTGCAAGAGTGTTAGAAGCTGAATCTACAACAGAGTTTACTGTTATTGTTAAATCTGATGCACCAATAGTACCTGTTAAGGTTGTTTCAAACGCATTTAATAAGTTTGTTTCTTGTGCTGTCATACTATCCTAGTTGTCCTACTCCTAATAGCTCTATACCTAATCCTACTCCAGATGTTGAAGTTTGTACTACTTTACTACCTCTAAATCTTACCAAACAATACATTGTTACAGACCCTCTAGGACTTATTTCCTCTATAGGACTGCTGACATTTTCTATTATACCTCTTAATAATGTATCTGGTCTGAATATCTCTAACTGCACATTTTTACCTTCTCTATTACGAAGTGCTTGATATACTAAATCTCCTTGACCTTGTACTCTTAATGCTTTTCTAAATGGTCTTTCTATTTGGTCAGATATATTTATAGGCATATCTACTACTAAGTCATTGACAAGCTGGAAACCTCTAATAGCAAACGATAACATTTGTGGTGTCTGTGTTACATCATCTGTATTTATTTCTATCTTACCTGTAATCCATCTACCATCTACAAGTGTCATAACTTCTTCATCTCCACCTGTACCAGAAAATATAGATACTTGTTCTGCCCAAGTAGCAGCATCTGCATTGTTTATATCTGCAGCAATAGTAGATGTAAATAATTTTACAGAACCAGAGCTAACAACATTAGTATTTACTTTTGCACCTACCCATTGTTTTTTCTCTGATGTAAAGAAATCTGCAAGTGGTGTAATAACATAACCTGTTGATACATAGTTTGTACTCTCTCTATACAATCCACCACCTGATATAGTTGCAAACAATCTATCAGAAAATACTGCTATACCTTCTACTATGCCACTTTCTGCAAACTCTAAATCTCTAGCTATACCACCTGTTGGTAGATAATATCGCCACAGATTTGTCTTACTTGCACTATCAATTATTCCTACAAAAATACTGTCTCTCGTAGATACTAATCTGTAAGGTGCTTGATTAAGTGTTGTTGTTCCATCTCCCCATTGTTTTATTAACTGTGCATTTACAAGTACATATAGATTGTTAGCATTTGTAATCTCTGCTCTGTACAATCTACCTATCTTTCCACTAGCTGTGTTCTGATATGTACCATAAAATATTAAACCTTGTGCTGCATCTATTGCATTAGGTACTTCACCCTCTACAAATGTCTGTCCTTTAAGTGTTAATGTTGATGACTCATCTGCAAAAGAATATATATAACCATCATCTGCACAAGCTAACACTACTGCACCACCATCTGCTACATCTGTCCAAGAACTACCACTAGGTAATGCTTTCATTGTTGGAGGACTTGATGTTGCAGCTACTTCGTGTAACTCTCCATTAGTAGCACTAGCTACTAATCTACCTTTCATGGACCATAACTTATCAAATGTTTTGTGTGTATTGTAAGTAGCATAACTACCTGCACTATTTCTTACATAAATATCTCCATTAGCAACTAGATATAATTTAGTTCCAAGTACAGCCATACCAGTAATATTGTTACCAGCACTAGGTGTACCATCATCAGCTACAGAACCAGTTAAAGGTGTTGCTACTTTTTTAAGTACAGCTCCATCTGCATAAAATATTTCTCCACCAAGTTCTTGCATATACAAGTTAGTGCCAGTTGTTGTCTGTACTTCATCTGTATCGTGTAACAAAGATATGTTATATTCCTGTCCTACAGCTTTACCACTAAATACATCAACACCCTTACTATCCCAATACCTTTGAAAATCATTTTCTCCTGCATTTCTTTTATGTGCTTTATCTAAACCACTACCACCAGCAAAATCTGTTCTTGAAAATATCTGACCAAACTCCTGTTGAAAATCCTCTGGTGTTTCTGATGTCTGTATAGCTTGTGCCTGGAGTGGAGCAGTATTTATATTCATCTGCCTACCAGGACCTACAGCAAATCTTAGAAATAAATCATCTAAGTTAGCTTCAAAGCCTTGTGCTTCTGGTGCGTTTGTGTTAGCAGGTGATGGTAATACAGCCATTATGCACTATAGTTTATGTTCATAATTGATACAGGAGCAGGATATAAAGAACGCAAGTTCCCTCTTGCTTCATCTATCAACAATGACCTAAGCCTAAGTAGTGCATTTCTAAGTCTTTCTCCTGAACCTACTGGATAACTGTCAGCAGCTAGTTTCTCTGTTATAAATTCTTGTGTTGAGGCATCTATATCTGTAGCACCTATTATGTCTGCTACAGCACCAACCATAACTATCTGTTCATACTCAGCAGCAACTAAACATACAGATTCTATGTCTGATGTTTCATCTGTTGGTCTAACAAATTTTCTTTTAACAACTAAATGTACTGTTTTACCATTTGAAGTATTAAAAAACTGTACTGCTGTATTAGTACTTGATGGTGGAAAATCTCTAAGTAGCTCTATACCAGCAGATGTGTACTGATTACCTGTAGCATTTTGTACATAAGAAGTAAGTACCTCTACTGTTGATGCAGGAACTTCTTGGTATGTGCTATTAGATGTAACATTTGTTGTAGTTACATTGTATAAAGTTGGATATAACCTTGATATGTTATCTGATACTGCATCATATACAGACTTACGAGGAAAGGTTGGGTTAATAAAAATATTAGTTTTATCAGCGTGTGTTGCTGCATCTGTACCAGCGTAACCTCTTGATACAGTTAATGTTCTAGTAGAAGTATTAGCTGCTGTAACAAGCATAAGCTCTTGTCCTATTTCAACTAATGCTCCATTGCCTAATAAGTTTTCTTCTTCAGATGAAAATAATCCTGACTCATAAGTCAAAGAAGTAACTGAGTTATTGATACCTCCATCTAAACGAGAAAACGCAGATAAATCATCTGGCTTGTTTAAAAAATCTCTATAAATTCTATCTATAAGTGTGCTTACTGCTGCCATATCTATTCCTATATTACTAGAGGGAGAAGTATTTATCTCCCTCTAATAAATATACTATCTAATTCCTAATTAGGAAGTAGCTAGGTTTGTAATTTTGCCGTGGAATTGCTCTGGACCATATTCTAATCCTATTTCTCCATAGATTTGGAACTTATAAGCTGAACCAGTTTGTGCAAGTGGTTCTGCGAAGAAGTGTCCTTTTCCAGGGATGTCTAGGAATACAGGCTTACAATACGCAAGGTCAGCAATTACAATGTCATCTGTTGGTACGTGTCTGCTATAGACAATACCTACTTCACCAAAGTCTGTTTCAATAGTGGTGATATCTACTCCACCAATATTTCTATCTCTTGGTGCAAGTGACAATGCACTTGAATAGATAGATGATAGTTTTTGCTTTTGGAAGGCATTAGCAAACATTACAGGTTGCTCAAATGGAGCTCCTGAATCTGCCATAGCTTTTAGAGCTATATTCACATCTGCTTGTACTAAAGCTCCTCCACCAGCTGCTCTCTCGTTTGTTGAGATAGCTGCTAACATTCCTCTTGTTTTTCTTGCTGTTGTTACGTTTGTATCAGCAACATAAGTACCTTGCATAAAAGAGAACTCTATGTCTCTAGCTGCTCGTTTCATAGCCATATCCAATTGGAAAGCTAATTCATCTTGTACTGGTTGGTTTCCTAAGATAGATTGTCCACTTAAGTTACCTGTTGCTGCTTGTTTTGTATATGATACGTGTACACCATATTGCATAATTTGAGTAACGTTTGTTACTTCGCTTCTGCTTCTCTCTGCGAAAGTTGCATCTGCACCTTCAACAACTACTGTTTGAGCTGCTGTTGCATTATCAACTGTTTGCCAGGTGAACTGTTTAGAGGTAACTGATTTACCTCCAGTCATTCCACCAATTGCAGAAAGGAAAGGTGTATCATTTGGAGTTATATTAAATAACTCACCCACGTAATTAGGGAGGTCATAAGAGTCTCCCAATCCTGATACTGCACCCATTTTAAATCTCCTTTACTATTTTTGGGTTATTGCTCTTAATTTGTCTGCTTTGAGATTTGAAGCTGTTTGCCAATCACCATCTTGTTGAGCTTGTGCAATTTGGTCATCAATGCCTACAGGTTCTACTGGTACTGATGCTTCAATTACAGTATCTAAACTTTCCTGGCTACTTACTACTCTTGCTTTTTGTGCAGCTTGTGGGTCAACTTCAGTAGGGGTTTCTGAGCCCCAGCCGTAGTTTTCCTGAGCAAACTGTTGTATAGCTTCAGGTTGTAAGTCACCTTTATACAAGTCTTTTAATGCTTTACCTTGTCCAGAAACAGGGTCAAAACCTGCATCTTTGATAGCGTTTGCTACCTGTACAGATTTATACTCTTTCTCAACAACTTCAAGCTCTTTGATGCGTTCTCGCATCTGCTTGATAGCATTATTATCTTGTCCTTCTTCTACTGTTTCGTTCATCTCGTTTTCCATTGTTATCTCCTACTCCAAGTTTCTACTAACTGCATTATCCTTGGGAATATAATGCGATAGGCGACAAATTAAAATAATGAATAACTTGAATTGTCAGCCACTTCTGGGCTATTCAGATACTAGGCGAATTGTAATACGCAGCTTACACGCCAGTTATAAGCTGGAGGTGCAGAGTCAATTTATATTCGCAGACTACCACTATGCGATACTTTTATTATACCACTAGATATAGTATGTCAAGTTTATTCTTGTACTAAACCTTGTACCCTACGACCTCTTCTAGCAGGTCCAGTTATAGGTGAAAAAGTACTTGCTTCTTCTGACTCTAATCTTCTAATTTCTTCTCTCTCTTCAGCAGATGCAAAGACTTGTGCTTCAACAAATTCTTCAATATCAAAACCTTCTCTTTCAGATAATCCTGATGCTGTCAATTGTCCTTCTGCAACTTCTTCTTCTGCTCCTCTAAATCTTCTTGTTAATGCAGCTAATCTTGGAACTTCTGTTTCTGCTGCTGCAAATAATTGTCTTGCTTGTCCTTGTGTTAGTCCTGCTCTTTCTAATGCTTGAACTTCATCTGGACTTAAATCAAAACCTCTAGATGCTGCCTCTCCACCAATTTGTGCTTGTGTTATTCTTCCTTCTAATAGTGCTTCACCTACTGTTGGGTCTATAATTGATGCAAATATTTGATTGTCAGTTAGATTCATACCAAAGTTTGTTCTGTAATATTCTTTAACTGCTGGAATATTTTCTGTTATTCCTGACCTTGCTGCTTCTACTCTTGCTCTAAATTCATTAGGAGCAATTCCTTTTTCTATTAAAGTACCAAATGTGTCTTGAAAGTATTCAGGATTTAAACCATAATCTTCTACAGTTAAACCATAACTTTCTTTTACTGCTGCATAATCTTGTTCGCTAAGCCTTACAGTTCCATCTTCTCTTGTATTTTTAGGAAATACTTGTGCATACTCTGGACTTTTTCTTACTTCTGCTATAGCTATATCATTACTTTGAGTTTGAGAAAATGCGTTTACATATATCTGAATTAAAGATTCTGGTAACCATGGTAATAAAGCTCTAGCTTCTCTTAAAAATTCATCCATTATATTATTCTCCTAACTCCTCCACCACCAAATTGACCTACCATGCTAGATAAAACTTCGTTCTTTATTTTTTCTGAACCACCATCTTTTAATCCTTCTTTATATAACATTTCAGTTGCTTTACTTATGTCATTACTTTTAACAACATCTTGAAATAATGTAGAACTTTCATCTAATGTTCCACCCCAAGTATTTGTAGTAAACCCTCTCCATGGTGTTGCCATTTCTTCATAAGTTAAACCATCTATATAATTCTCTCCAAACAAACCTTGTAACATACTCATCATCTTTTCTCTTATATTAATTTCTGCATCTGGGTCATTTCTAATCATACCTGCCCATGTTTGTAGTTGAGAGTCTGATATATTAGCACCAAATACTGGTCCTAATATTTCTTTAGAAAGTCTTTTAATTTGTGATTCACCTGCTCTAGTTGTATCGTAATCTACTTCACCAGATGTAATAAAATTATCTAATTCTGTATCTAAGTTTGCTTCTAATGTAGGGTCTGATAATATTTCTATTTGGTCTGCTACAAAAGGTTCTGACCATAAACCAGTAGTAAATTTTTCTGATACCCAATTAACTAATTCATCAGATGGATTATTAATACCTGATTGTTCCATTAAATTTTTTATAGCTAATCTATCGTTCTCTATTTTATTTTGTGCATCAGCAGTTAAAACACCTGTAAAATCTGTTGTATTAGATTGTGCTAATAATAACCAATCTCTTTCTGCTTGTGTATGTGTTCTCCACCATTCAGTAGATTGCCATTCTGCATCAGTTACTGTTCTACCTTCTAATGTTGATTCTGCTAATAATTGCACCATTTCTGCATCATTTAACCATGGTCTTATTTTTGATTCTTTAGCAACAGTATCTACAAAAGAAACCCAAGGACTTTGACTAGGGTCATATATGTTTGGGTCTGCTAATTCTAAAGAATCACCAAATCTTATTGAACTATTCCATTGTGCTGAAGTAGGACTTTTAATACTTTCTTGTATTGCTGGAAATTCTACAGGTCCAAATATGTTTTCTAAATCTTGTAAACTAGAATCATAATATATTGGAGTTCCTGTTCCTGGAATAAAATATACTATATAATAATTTCCATCTACATTCCAAAATTCTGCTCCTTGTGGTATTTGTCCTTTATCTCTACCACTCCAAGTACTAAAACTTGTTGAACCAGCACCAAATGATGTATCTATGGGTTCTCCATCATTATTATTAGCTATTTCACCATCAGGGCCATATAAATTTAAACTACTTATTTCAGTATTTGGTTGAACTAAAGTATCACCTGCTGATTCTTTATCATTATATTCTTCAGAAATAGTTTTTCCAGATGTTTGTATTTGTGTATCAATCATATTTTGTGTAATTACACCAGCAGAACCATCATCAAACCAATAAGCACCATCAAAACTCCCACCTTCTCTTGGTGCTGTGTAATAATCTAATTCAAGTTGTGAGTTTACAAATACAGTATTATTTTCTGCATCTTTTAATATTCTTCTTTCAAAACCTGGGTCAGCTACAAATACATAATTAGCCATATTACCTCTTCAAACTTTCTGATATTGCTCTTAACATACCAGAGTATATCTCAGCAATTTTTTGTTTCTCTTTACTATCATACTCTACTTTTACTGGTTTATCTTTAGCTTTATAGCTAATAGAATCTCTACCAAATAGTTCTCTTTCTCTAGCTGTTCTAGGATTATCAATAAATGCGTTAGCTAAATTATTATACAAATCAGTCCATATCATATTAATTTCGCTATTGTCAACTTTTGGTTCTTTAGTAACGACAGGTAAAGAATAAGGAATAAATGTTTCACTAGGTTCTGGTATTCCTCTGTCTAGGTTTTGTTCTTCTACTTCTATTTCACTTTCTGTACTAAAAAATAAATCTAACTCATTTTCTTTTCTTTCTTCTAAACCAGGAAAGTTTTTAACTGATTTAGATATAGTTTTAGACCACACTTCTCTAATTTTATTTTCATCACCACTACCTATTGCTCTCCACAAATTACCACCACTCATTTTTTCTGGTCTATTCATAGTTGCAAATACTAAACCATCAAACTGTGATTGTGTAAGTTCAACATTAAATGATTTCATTCTGTTGTTTACAATATCTACATACTGTTGTAAATCTTGAATAAGTATTTCTTTTGCTTCTTCTTCTGTAACAGTATCACCAATTTTGATTATGTCATCATCATTTCTAGCAGCATTAGTATGACCATAACCTATTGTTAAAGTACCTATTATTTTATCTCCAGGTTTTAAAACATAATCTGGTCTTGCATCATCATAAGCTGTATCTTTAAATACTTCTTCATCTTGTATTATGACTATTGCTGGAGGTGATACTTCCATCTAACCACCAAGTGCTTTTAAACGCATAATTGATTGTCCTATATTTCCTGCATTTCTTCTTGCTCTACCAGCATCTTCTTGCCTACCTACAACACCAGCAAAATCTCCTGATATTCTTTCTTGTAATCTAGCAACTGCATCTACTTCTTCTGGTATAGGTTCTATGATTTCTTCTGTTTCAACTATTTCTATAGGTCTTTCTGTTAATGGTTCTACTGATGCTCTTCTTGTTTCTTTAACTGTAACTTCAGGTCCTTCAACAGACATTCTTGCAATAGCTTCATCACTATAAAATTCTTTTTGTTCTAATTCTTTTAATACTAATTCGTAGTAGTTTCTTTCTTTTTTTGTAGCTTTTTTTCCTATAGAGTTAAATATTGCATCTACTGTTTGTAGTCTTGTAGCTTTATCACTTTCTCTATATTGGTTTGGTATATAAATCTCTTCACCAGGATTTAATAATTCTAAATCTATTGCTGTGTCATAACCAACACCTGTTGAAAAGTTAGATGCTGTCATAGCTTTTATTAAAGCATTTCTTGTCTCTCTACCTGGTCTCCCATACTCTTGACTGTATGCTTCCATATCAAACCATTGTGTTCTAACTAATCTATCTTGTAATGTTCTTATTTCATTAGGAGACAATTTATCTAACATAACATCTTCATCTCCTGGATAATACCAATTACCCTGTGGATTTAAACCTTGTAGATAAACATTAACATCTTGAAATTTTGGTGTTCCATCTTCGTTTTTTTGTCCTGTATTTATTAATGAGGGATAACCAAAAGGAGAAGTAGATGTGTAATTTACTGCACCACCTAATACAATATCTTGACCTGCTTTGCCTTCATCTTCAATTACTCCTGTTAAATCTAATGGTGGTGTTTCAGACCAACCTAAATTTTTATAGTTTTCTAATTGACTTTTTTCAATAGTTGTTTTTGAAACTGAACCATCATCTTCTAATTTATATACTGTTATCATACTTTCCTCATTATGGCGTATATTGATATTCTACTGTGGATAAGAACTTTGTTCTATATATTCCTGCAAAGTCTGGGTATTCTTCTACAACTTGTGCTCCCCAGTTAAATAAGTAATCACGCATAGCTTGTGCTGATTCTTGTCTTCCTAAATATTCTATTGCTTCGTTTTCTGGTTTTAATACTTCTACACCACTTGTTGTAACTTTTTTCTTTTCATTTTGTATTTTTTCTATCATATACATAAAACCAACATTTTTATCATCACCATATAAAAACTTTTGCAATCCTTTTCCTGATTCAGTAGTAAGTATAAGCTCATCATTAGCTGCTTTCTTTAGTTCTTCAAATACAACATATCTACTTACTGGTTCTGTTTTAGGTAAATCTCTTGCATCTGTACCAAGTGGTACTACTTCTAATAAATTTGCTTTTATTAATGATAATTCAGCTTGTGCATCTTTTTCTGATATTCTGTTTTCTGCTCTAGCTTCTCTAATAGATTTAGATTGATAATTAAACATTATTCTAAAAAATGTTTCTTGTGCTCTTTCTATTTTTTCATCTAATGATAATGTTATTCTTTGTCCTTCATCTACTTGATTATAAAAAGAGTTAACATCTAATAAATCATACTCATAAACATTTGGTGCAAATAATGGAAATGTATATTCATACTCTTTTGCTTTTTCAGGATGTGCATTAAACCATTCAACTTCTTCTTCTGTTGAAGGCAAGCTAGTACCTAATGTTGTTGTGTTTCCTTGCACTAAATATACAGCAGTATATACAGCATCCATATCTTCTGGTGTGCCACCAATTAATGATGCAATTGTTTGATAGGCTAAATACTCTTCTCCTGGTTCTACTTGATTAATAACTTGTCTAAACAATGCAGTTATAACTGTGTTGGTAAAGTAATCATCATCATATTTACCAAACTCGTAATCAGCAGGCATTAAGGCTTCTAATACTTCTATTAGGTTTTCTTTATCTAAAAAGTCTGCTTGTTCTGCAAGTCTATCACTAAGTTGTAATTTATATGCTGCTTCTAATCTAGGAGAAGAAGGAGCTATACCTTTGGCCATACTTTCAAATACATTCATTCTTGAAGCTAAATCTATAACATCTTTTTCAAATAAAACTCTACCTTCATCTGTTCTTGGGTCATAAGGCAAATATCCTTCAAACCATGCTTTAGTCATAATTTTAGAAGAGTTAGCAACATCATTAGCCCAAGCCATGTCATTCAATCCACCTTCTGTTCCTGTATTGTATGCTTGTTGCATATACACAGGTAATTGACCAATAGTTGCACCTTCTAATCCAGGGTCACCTAGGCCATAAGGAAATATTGTATCTTCAATTTTTTGTGTCCATTGTGAGTCTGGCATAAATCGTTTCATAAATTTGTAAGAATATTTTGCAATTGGACCTAAACCTGGTATTGGTGATTGAGTAAACAAGTTAGCACCTTGTACAGGTGATGACAGTCTTAATTGAACATCTTCTTCAAAACCTGTCAAATCTCTATCTTCTATTCCATATACATACTCTGTTAAGTCAGTAGGAGCAGTAACATAAAACTTTTCTCCTGATACAGGGTCTGTATAAAAGAAACCATTGTTAGTACCTCTGTCTGTTGCTAGTTGTATTTTTCTAAGTCCTGCTGGATTTTTTGTTAACAATCTTGGATAGTTTAATATAATTTCTTTCCAAGGTTCTAAGAAAGGAAATACTAATCGTAATGCTTCAGCAACATATCCTTTTTGGTTTAAGTTATATAACAATCTATTGTGCATTTCTAATGAATACATTTTTGCAGAATCATTAATTTCATCTATAGATAATCTCATATTTTCTGGTATTTTTTTAATTGCTTTTTCTATAGAACCATGTTTTTTTATAGCTGCATTTTTACCAGCAATATACAGTTGAGCAACTTCTTCAGGAACTTTTGATTGTTTTATCAAATCATCAAAATGTTTTACAGATTTTAAATCTCCAAATGGTAATTGTGATGCAACATTTTGCCAATAGTATTGAGTGAATGTTGGTATTCTTTGTAGTTCTGCATCAGGCAACTCTCCAAGGGTGTACCATAAATACTGAGAAACTTTATTAAAACCTTCAAATGTTTTACTTTTTATTTGTGGATTAGTTATCCAATCAGGTGCTGATAAAACATCTGGTGCTATATCGTATTTATCAGATAAAAATTGTCTTATTAAATTTTGGTTAGCTGGTGTCCATCTGTCAAAATCATTAAATGTAATAACCTTTCCTTGGTAATTTAATTGTCTATTTGCTATTAAAGCAAGTAATTCTTCATCACCTTTTGTTAAGTCCATAATCCATTGAACATAATCATCTACATATTTTTCTGCATCATCAAGTTTTACATAAGGATTCATTGGGTTACCATCAAAATCATATCTTGTATCATTCAATTGATTTCTAATTTTTGCAAGTGA